GTGCAATGGGAATGGGTGTAAAAGATTATAGTGGTGATCCAATGTTTGCTGGTATGTTGACTATGGAATTGAAAAGAAAAGGATATGATGGTGTTGTTAGTGATGATGTAGCAATTGGTATTGTCATATTTGACGAGAAAAATATTAAAGAGGTCACGAAAGATGCGTAAATTTAGAGATTTAGTTGAAGCCAAAGATACCATTGTATTTGCATTTGGTCGTTTTAATCCTCCAACAACTGGTCATGAAAAACTTATTAAAAAAGTTGCATCTGTTGCTGGAACAAATCCATTTCGTATTTATCCTTCTTTTACACAAAACCCCAAGAGGGACCCACTTCTTCATACATTGAAAGTTGCGTATATGAGGAAGATGTTCAAGAAGTATGCAAGAAATATTATTGCCGATAAGAATGCAAAAACTGCACATCAGATTGCAGTTAAGTTATATGATGAGGGATTTAAGAATATTAAGATGGTAGTTGGGTCTGATCGTTTAAAAGAATTTGATACTCTTCTTAAAACTTATAACGGAGTTACAGGAAAGCGTCATGGTTATTATAAATTTGATACCATTGATGTTATAAGTGCTGGAGAACGTGATCCAGACTCAGAAGGTGTAGAAGGTATGTCTGCATCCAAAATGAGAACTGCTGCAGCTGCTGGTGATATGGATTCATTTTTACTAGGTGTACCTTCTGGATTTAAAGATGGAAAGAAACTTTATAGAGATGTTCGTTTTTTTATGGGTATTCGTGAAGAGCGTGACATGGGAGATATGTCAGATTTTGAAACTGTTCGGGATGCATATCTCACAGGGAAGATTTGGAATGTAGGTGATATTGTAGAAGCTAATGGTGTTGTTGGTGAGGTTGTTCGTAAGGGTACAAATTATCTTTCATTTATGACTGAAGATAACAAGATTCATAAAGCATGGTTGTATGAAATTGAACTTGATGAGGAAGGACTTCCACCTCATCTTGCAAAACTGTTTGATAAGAAAGGAAACTTCAAAGACCCTAAGAAACAAGCTGTTTATAAAAAAATGGTAAAGAAGGACTACCAAGGCACACCAGACCAGATTGCGCGCCGTTCGTCAAGGAATAAAGCTCGTAGGATTATGGGAGATAAGACAAAGATTGGAATGGATGTTGGCCATAAAGATAACAATCCATTAAACAATGACCCTAAGAATTTACGCAATGAAAACCCATCTAAGAATCGTAGAGAACCACGATTGCGTGAAAAACCAGAAATTGATGAAACATGGTACATTAATCTTTGGGATAAGATAAGTCAGATGAGCCATCCCAAAGGTTGGGAGAAACTTGTAAAAACTTATGTTGATGGTATGAAAGAACCAGAACATAGAAAACGTCCATCTTCATGGGCAGCAGAAGTTACTAGACAACATACTAAAAATGTACCTGCTCGATCACTTATTAAATATATTAATACATTAGTTGCTAAAGGAAAATTACCTAAAGAATTAAAGGCAGAAAAAGAAGAATGGTCTTTTAAAGAATTTGTAGACCAAATTCAAGAAGGTAAACAGACAAAAAAACCTAAATAATAAAAAGGGCTAAAAATATGACTAATTATTTAAAAACAATGGCAGAATCACTTATGGAAGTGCGTAAAATTGAAGAAGCTACAATGAAAGCTTCTCAAATTGCTCAACTCAAAAAAGCATATGAGCCCATGCGTGGTAAAAGGATTAGTACGGGCAATGCACAAAAATTATCAAAAATGATGGATGGGTTTGATGATAATAAGCAGTTGATGATTCAATTAGTAAAAGCAGATATTCCCTTTGTTAGTACACTTGCTATAACTCGACTTATTTCTAAACATAATATGAAAGGTGCTGAAATAAACAAATTAAAAAAGGAAGAGATGGAGTTCTGGGAAAGTTTAGAGGAGCATAAAGGTGATAAACCTCATGACCATCCACACGATGAAGATGAACTTGATGAGGTACAGAAGGTAGCGAGACAACTAAAAGACCCTAAAAAAGAAGTGATGCTTGTTAAGAAGAATAAAGTTATTGTTGTTGATAGAAAAGATGAAAAGAAATATCTATCAAAAGGTTGGCAGTTAGCCGAAGAAGATGAACTTGATGAAGATGACAAGCTTAGTATTGGAGATCGAGTTGCAGAACAACTTGCCAGGATTAAAGGTAGTACTTCTTTTGATGAAGCAGAAGTTGAACTTGATGAACGTCCTGCTCAATATCCACTATATCACAAAACCTTTTCCGCTGCAATGGATACAGCCTATCGCCACGCAAAAAAGGCATATGGTATCACTGTTAAATCAAGTGAGATTGATGATAAGGTTGCAACAGGCCCAAGAAAACCATCAAAGGGTAAGACAAACAAATATCGTTTGGAAGGTGATAAGGGTGCTATTCAAGTTCAAGTATACAATACAGGACATAAGGATGGGACTTATGAACTGAATATGTACAAAGAAGAAGTTGAACTTGATGAGAGAGAACTTACAGATACAGAGAAGAAGAGGCGTGAAGAAATTGCTCAAGATATGAATGATGCTGATTTTAAAGATCAGTATGGTGATCGTTGGAAAGAAGTTAAGATGGCCGTTGCGACTAAGCAGGCTAAGAATGAAGAAGTTGAACTTGATGAAGGTAAAATGAAAGAACTTCATATGTATATTCAACAGGGTAAGTCTGCAAAAGAAATTGCAAAAATTATGAAGTTGGATGTAAAGACAATACAATCACTTATGGCAGGGTATAAAGAATCATATAAGTTTGGTACAGATGAGTATCGTGAGTATCTTGAAAAGTTAACGCCAGGAGAAGGAACCCAAGAAGCTTCTGCTCGCGCAGATGCTGCGCGTCATATGCGTAGAGATAAAAAAGTGGACCCTGCTGATGTTGATATAGATGCTTCGCCTGAAGATATAAAGGGTGCATCCAAGAATATTATTATGCAAATGCGTAAAGTTGTGTCTATGCGAGGAAATTTTCCTGTAGAATTTCTTGATAAGAAGAAAGTAAAACTTCCTGCTAAAATTGCTCAAAAAGTTCAAAACAAATACGATTCCTTTAAAAAACCAGCAGATAAAGCAAAGTTTCAAGTGAAGGTTGCGAAGTCATATAAGAGTATGTTAACCGCTTTAAAAGAAGAAGTTAAAGAAACAATTCTAGATAGGATTGATAGAAAACTCAAGGAGAGAAAAAATGGGTAAGAAATATTTGGAGACTAAGAAAGACAGTCTTGAGTCATCCATTCTGGGAGTGTGGCAGACTGCAATCGAAGAGGGTGAAGCAATTAGAGATGCTGCTCAGATGACTAAAGAAGTGCCTAAAGAAGTGACTAAAGAAGAAGTTGAACTTGATGAACAAGTAGACGCTTTTTTTGAGCATATAATTGCAATGTCGGATGATAATTTTGATAAACTTTTAGAAGATTATTCTGATGAGGAACTTATTACGCTTGAGGCATTTTTTGCTAAAACCATTGGTAAAATTGCTAAAGCTGCCGGTAAAGGTGTTGTTAAAGTAGCAAAACGGTTCGGCACCGACAAGGGGCGTACTGCTGGAATTCAGAAAAAAATAGATAAACTTAAAGGTAAGCAAACTGATCGAGCTGCACTCACAAAAGCAAAAGGTGACCTCGCCGGGTTGAAAAAGAAGAAAACACCCGACGCTGGCGCAGCTGTTGCTCCAAAAACGAAGGGTAAAGAAACACCCGCCCCGGCCGCAGCTGCTCCTCCAAAAAAGAAGGTTGTTGCTCCAAAAAAGAAGGCTAAGAAGAAAACAGGTGGCAAAACGCCGGCCGGACTGAGTTCGCCGAAACCAAGAAACGTCGGGAGCGAAAATTATACAGAAGCTTCTGGTGATAAAGAGGCATATAAGAAATTCTTTAATTCTGCTTTAAAGAAATTCAAAGTTTCTTCTCCTGCTGAACTAAAGGGAGATGATAAAAAGAAATTCTTTGATTACATTGATAAGAATTGGGAAGGCGATAATGAAAAAGCAGAAGCTGCTATGTCTCAAGTTAGAGAATTTAAAGTTCAATCCATGAAGGCTGCTCTTGCACAAGTTTGGGGTATCGCTGAAGGTGAATTACCTCCTGCTTTAAAAAAGGCAATTGATGCTAAGAAAAAAGATAAAGAGGAAAAGGATGAAGATAAAATTTTGAAAAATGGTGGTAAAACCTTAACAGGAAAAAAGGCTGCAGAAATTGATATTAATCCCGAAATAAAAGATAGATGATTAATGAATAATGAAAGAATTAATAGAATTAACGAAGGCATCTATAGAGGATTTACCTTCAATTTATTGCGACATGGATGAAGTCCTTGTTGATTTTCTGAAAGGAGCTGATGCTGCTGTAGGTGATTCTTTTATTAATATTGATAAAGCAACAAGATGGGATAAAATTCATCAAGTTAAAGGATTTTGGGAAAATTTAGATTGGAAGCTTGGTGCAAAACGATTGTATCAGTTTATTATAAAATATGATTCACATATTTTATCTGCATATAACAAGCGTAATCCTATTTCCAGAACTGGTAAGATGAAATGGTTGGTTAAAAATACGAGTTTTAAAAAATCTAATATTAATTTGGTATTTCGATCACATAAACAAAAGTTTGCAACAACGGATGAAAAACCAAATATTTTAATAGATGATTATAATAAAAATATACGAGAATGGGAAGCTAAGGGTGGAATTGGTATACTTCATACAGATGTTGGTAAAACTATAAATGAATTGAAGCGTTTGGGGTTTAAATAATATAAATAGAAGAACACACTCTTAATGAATAAGGAGAAAAAAATGTCTTTATGGTCAATGAATGATGGGTCCGCTTTGTCAAATAATGTCACTACGAATGGTAGTACTACGCTAGCATCTGCTGGTACATCATTTATCACAGATGGTATTAATTCTGGTGATATTATTGTAACTGCTGGTGGCGAGAGTCTGCGAGTTTTGAATGTTACTTCAAGCAGCTCAATTCTATTAGCCGCTGCTGCATCTGGTTCTGAGTCAGGGGTTGCCGCTACGCTTCGCAAACCACCCACGCAAGGTATGGCTTCAGTGCCCGGCGGTAACGTCCTCAATACTAATGTTTTCGGTGTATCAGAAGCAGAATCACTTGCTGGTGGTGACAACGTAACTTCTATTGGAGTAAGTGCTGCAACGCTAGGAACACAATCATATATTGGTGGAGCTACATATAATGGTAGTGCCCCAACTGTTACTGTTACAGCTCCAACAATTAGAACAATTGCAACTTCAATGGTTTCAACTTCTGCTGAATCAATCACTCAAACTGCTCATGGTATGAGAACTGGTACGAAATTAACTTACCAAGATGGTAGTGGAACTGCTCTTGCTGGATTAGCTGATAATACTGCTTACTATGTAATCTACCTCACCGCAGATACATTTAAACTTGCAACTTCACTTTCAAATGCAGCTGCTGGAACAACAATTAACTTAACTGGTACTGGTAATAATGCACAAACTTTCCAAGGTGATACTGCAACCGCAACTGCAACTGTTACTACTGGTGCGGTTACAAGTGTTGCAGTAGCAACTGTTGGTTCTGATTATCAATCAACACCGACAGTAACGGTTGCTGCTCCTACTGGTAGTGGTAGTTTGGACTTAACATCTTCATCTGTTCTTGTTGTTGCAGATGATGAGATTGTAGTTCCCTCTGCCATGTATGCAGCTATTACCACAGGTGAAGCGGTTACATATACGCAAGGTAGTTCTGGAGCACAAGCAAATTTAACTACTACAACTGTTTACTATTTAATTAAATCTGGTACTTCAAATAAAATTTCTCTTGCAACAACTAATGCAAACGCAGTCGCTGGAACTAAGATTGATTTAACAGCTGTTGCTACTGGTGGAACTGCACATACACTTATTGGTGCAACTGCAACTATAACTGCAAATCGTGGTACTGGTGATACTGCTGTTGGAGTGGAGAAAGGTTTTCATGTTGGTTGGGTTAAGAGAACCGTAGGAACTGGCGGCCGCGCTGGTCGTGTTACTTACGAAACACTTGTTGCAGCTTCTTCAATTTCGGGCGATCATGAAGATATCGCATTTGTTGAAGATGCTTAATATTAACGTGCATAAATAAGATTGTTATATAAATAAAGTGAGGTGAGAATGATTACTAGAACTACTATTGAAGAAAGAAAGAAAGTTATTGAAGATGATATAACTACTGTCGCGCAGCGATTGACAGAAAATGAACAAAAGAAATTAGAAGATACCGCATTGATAAATGCACTTACTGGAGCTTTACAACAATGTAATTATTTTCTGAAAAAGATAGATAATGAGAAGCCAGAAAAGGTTGTAGTTGAGGGGAAAAAGAAACTCCCTATTATTGATAACCCTTATGGTAGTGATGATGGGAATGAGACAGTTGCTGTTGCAGCAGTTTAATCAATACCATCAGTAGGATTCCCCTTGAAGGACAATTAAGTCTGGGGGTTTTTATATAGGAGATGCCAAAATGGCTGACAAGAAAATTACAGCCCTAACAGACCTTTCAACAGGTGTTGCGGGTGCTGATCTACTTCACGTTATTGACGACCCCACGGGTACGCCAATTAATAAGAAGGTTTCGGTTACTAACTTCGTTAATAACCTTCCTTCGTTCATCGGATTCTCGAATTCGTATGAGAATATCACAGACGGCATTCAGGTACGACTCTTGCTGATGGCACCGTTATTGGTCAGATTAAGATCGTCGTTCATGACGTTGATGGTGGAAACTCCATTCTCGCCGTGACTGATGCTCTTGGGTTTGCTGATCTCGACTTCGTTGATGATGGTGATACCGCCATGTTGATGTGGACAGGAACTACTGGTTGGGCTCTGTTGAGTCAGATTACAGTTGCTGCTGATATCGGTTTGGTTGATCTTGCTAACTAATTAGTTAGTAATTAATTGTTTAATTGGGGGGAAGGGGAAATTCCTCTTCCCTCCTTTTATAGGAGATGAAAATGTTGAAAATTCTTTCTGAAATAAATGTAGGAAATGAGATTATTGAACCGATTGTAAATATTTTTAAAAAAAAGAAAGAATCAAAGGTTTTAGAGGAACAAATTAGGGAAACACTCCCTTGTGATGTAGAATATGTAGAATCAAAGGAAGAATAAGATGAAAAGTTTTAAATTATTTCTTAAAGAACATCCTAGTACTTCAGATCAAAATCTTGCTGTAGACAGAGATACAAATATGGCAGTTTTAAGCAATCCAGCAGTTGTAAAAAAACTTAATGCTTGGGTTGGAACAATTGCTGGAAATTATGTATTGCCTGAAGATGCAGTCCACAATTTAAGAAGTTCATTATCAAGAATTGGACTTTCGTTTGATGAAGTTCCTATGATAGAAGGTGGAAGTGGTTCTTTTGACTTGCCTCTTACTTCGTTTGGTGGCCGATTTGGTAAAGGTTTAACTACCCCACATGATGAATTTGAAGTAGATGATGGTATTTCTCATCAAGTGGAAGGCGGACTTACTCTAGTTATTGGTTATGAAATGCAAGAGGACAATTCATGTAAGTTATCCGCCCATATTGAATAAATGTATGAAAAGATAACGAATGACAATATCATAATGTTTGCTATTAAACATTATGATAATCCTCAATGTGAAGGAGAGAGAGAATTTTATGATGATATGAAAAGATTTAAGTATATTAAACGTCTTTTAAGAAAATATAAAGATACAGGAATTCTTAAAGAAAGACTTCTTCTTAATCATATTATCGTATTAAATAATTTGTTCGGTACTGAGGCTTGCGTGACCCTACTTCTTTTAAAAATACAAAAAGAATATTGGGAAACACTCAAGTCTTTTTTATTATTCCTAAATATAATTAGGAAAGATGAATTACAACATGTGAAAGAGAACAACCAAGTTCTTGAAATTTTAGGGAAACTGTAATGGGAAGAGCGATAGATTTATTTGTTACATACAGATTCATAAAGTTATTGGTTACGCCGTTTGAAAAAACGCCAGCGTACAAACTTGGTATTATTGATAAGGATGGTGCGCGGATTATACCTCCTACTAAAAAGGGTGGTGTCCGAATAACCACACCAGAACCTTTAAGAACTATTGAAGAAAAAAACGCATACACTATTCTTCATAAACTCGTATTCAATATCAAAAAAATATTTGCAAAAGTTCCTGGCCTAAGAACCAAATTAGGAACTTATGCTGCAGCGTTATTCTTGCTTAAAGATACTTTTAAGGAATCTGTAGATGACCCTGATATTTTTGAGAAGGAGTTTATGAAATATCTCAAGGAGGAAGGTTATGAGATTGATAACAGCATTTCAGAAGAAGTTATTGGATTTGGTGAAATTCTTCCGAAGGGTGAATATATTTTAATTAATGATATTTTAAATAAAGAGGAAGAAGAACTATCTGCAAAGAAAGGTGATAAGGTTGTTACGTTTGAAGATGAAGCTCCTATAGATACAATTTTGGGCGTTGAAATTTTTCCTGTTATACACATGAAAACAAAAGAAAAAATTTATGTAAGTTTGGAGGATATAAAAGAATGAAACTCTGGAAAGAAGTATCGCCATACACAGGAATAGAAGTAGAAGAGGATGCCCCAGCAAATGCTGCTGGTCCAACAACTGGTGGAAATATTGCTGGTCTTGGAACAGGACCCCAAGGTGAGCCTGGTTTTGATCCTAAAAAGAAGAAAAGGAATCTTACTTTAATGGATCGCGATGGTAAAATTGATGGTCGGTTTAAAGCGTATAGAGAACATCGTAAGAAATTAGAAGCAGCAAGACAAAAACGACTTGAACGTAAAGAAGGTCGTGTGAGTAAATTTATTAATAATGTTAAGAAAAAAACAATTGAGATGGCATATGGTCATGGTTTCGATACTGTAAAACCTACGGCAGATATGTCAAATATAAACGCTTCTAAAAAGAAGAAAAAGAAATAACTTGGTGGTTTGAACGTGGATAATGCAGCAATCAAAGATACTTTCTCCGACCTTTCTGAATTTTTTAGTACTTTAGCTAAAGAAGAAAGTGAGAATCGTAAGAAATTAGAAAATACAATTGCAGTTCTGGAAAATGACAAAGCTCCAGAAGATACTCCTATTAATATATCTAAGGATACATTAGAACCACAAATTATTCGTTCAGATTTAGTTAACCTATTTAAAAATTTAGAAAATGTTCTTTTAGAAACAAAAGAAGAACCTATTGTTTCAATTGAAATTGGCGATGAACCTGAACCTGAAAGTATTAGAGGATTATCTTTTGATGAACAAACTAACTTAGATAAATTTTCTAAATTAATGACTTCTTTTAATTCTTTTACTCCATCTCCAATAAAAAGGGTTGAAATTATTGATACCGTTGATACCGGAAATGAAGAAGATAAATTAGAATCATTTTCTAATTTAATGGATTCCTTAAACGAAATAAAAGAAACAAAAGAAGAGCCTGAAGAAGCGGAATCTATAATAGGATATGAAGATGAGACAGAAGAAGATGATTATGTACATTCAGTCTGGGCTCAAATAGAAAATCCAACTAAAAATAAAGTTATTAATATAAAAGAAGCACCAGAAGTTGATTATATTAAAGATGCTGTAACTAAAATAGCAGTTGCAAAATCTAAGAATCCTAGACAAGTTGATGTACATGAAAAACCCATAACAAATTTTGAAAGTTTGCAAAAAGAATTTATAAATTTCAAACACAAAGTAATAGAACAATTAAGTAGTCTTGGTGGTGGTGGTTCTATAAGAATAAATGATATGGAAGACCTTGTTACTTCCGGCCGTGCAGATGGCGATTCAATTATATATAGTTCTTCTACAAATAAGTATACCCATTCCTCGGCGAGCGCTTCAGCAAACCTATCTTTAGAAGATTCTATTGATGGTAATTTGTTACTAAATGGTACAGATGCAGATAGTTCAAATGCTGGAGATGATTTTACTCAAGAATCTGGTGTAAATTCGGGTAGAGATTTAGATCAGAATTTATTACAAGAACTTACTTCAAATATTATACCACAATCAGGTGGAACATATGATTTAGGTTCAGAAACAAAAAGATTTAAAAATTTATATCTTGAAAGTAATACTGTTGATATTGGTGGTGCAACGATATCTTCTGATGGTTCTGGAGTGATTACTATATCAGCTGATGGTGTAACATTACCTACTGGTTCAAAAGATGCTGAAGGATATATATTGGCAAGAACAATTAGTGAAGCTTCTGGAGCAACATTTAAATATGTCAAATTATATACACAAGCAAGTGGATTGTCAACCGCAGCTACATCATTTAAATTTAATGCAAGAAAATCAAACACAGCAGTATATACAGACGCCGGACATATATTTACTCTAAGTAATGGTGATGCTCGTAGTGACTCGGCTGTAGACTTGTTTCAATTTTAGATAGGATTATAAGATGGCAGCAAAAGTACCTATAAGAGCAGTTTTTGACGGATCAACTGCAACTGGACTTGCAGAATTGCATTAACTTATGGTGGATTGGGTGCATCATTAAGCATAGGAAGTGCTGGACAAGTACTTAAAGTTAATTCTGGTGCAAGTGCATTAGAATTTGGTGCTGTTGAAGCAATTTTAAATATTGATGGAATGACAGATGGTTCTGGTATAACTATTGCTGATTCTGATAAATTTGCAGCTTCAGATGGTGGGACTGAAAAATATATACTTGCTTCACAGATAAAAACTTATGTTCATGGAACTGGAGCAGTAGATATTACTGCTTTAGATATTGATGGTGGTACAGATATAGGTGCTGCTATAGTTGCCGCGGACTTGTTTGTAGTAGATGATGGTGCTGGTGGTACTAATAGAAAAACTGCTGCCTCAAGAATTAAAACTTTTGTTGAAGCCTCCGCAATGGCTGTAACTGGAAATGTTACTGCTACAGGTACAGTGGAGCCTGCCGGAGATACTGCTTCTGGTGATAATGCTGCTATAGGTTATACTAGTGCAGAAGGTTTGATTCTAACAGGTCAAGGTTCTACTAACGATATAACCATCAAAAATGATGCTGATGCTGTTGTTATTTCAATTCCAACAGGTACAACAAATGTTACTGTTGCTGGTGATTTAACTATCTCAGGCGATGATCTAACAATGGGAACTAATACTAGTGGTGCTGCTTTAATTGCTGATGGTACTAATTTTAATCCAGTTGTAATTTCTGGTGATATTTCAATTAGTACTGCTGGAGTAGCTGCTATTGGTTCTGGAGTTATTGTGGCCGCAGATATTGCTTCTAGTGCAATAACAACTGCAAAAATAAATGCTGATGCAGTAACAAGTGCCAAGATAGCTGATGATGCTATAGACTCAGAACATTATGCTGCTGGTTCTATTGACACGGCGCATATAGCTGATGATCAAGTTACTTTAGCAAAGATGGCCGGTCTTGCAAGAGGAAAAATAATTTATGGAAATTCAAGTGGTAATCCTACAGCTTTAACAGTTGGTTCGTCAGATCAAATTTTAACTGCTGATGGAACTGATCTTTCTTGGTCGGACCCATCTTCTGGTGGTGGTTCTTATTTCTTGGGTGGCGCTTCAGGAGCATCTGGCGATACTACCAATGGACTTGAGGATATCTTTAGAATAAATAGTGCAACAGCAGATACCAGTTGTACAATTGCAAGTGGAACTAACGCTAGTGCCGCGGGCCCATTAACTGTTAGTTCTGGAGTTACTATTACTGTTGGTGGTCTTTTAGCTGTACTCGACAGTATTATTATCGTCGGCACCATTGATGTGTCCGGCGATTTAGTTGTACTTTAAAGGATGAAATTATGCTAAAAATTTATATAATGATAGCTGTCATAGGTCTTATTGGCGGTGTATTATATGGTGGATATTACTACTATAAAGATACTCAAGCTCGTATTCAAATACTAACAGAAAACAATGCTAAGTTGGAAATGGCAACACAAGAACAAGAACATACGATAAATACTCTTGTAGAAGATGCAGCTCAATTCAGAGAACTTAACAAAGAACTAAATACTAAATTAGAAGCTGCTCATGATTATAAAGATGAATTGATTTCTAAATTAAGAAAACATGACCTATCTCGTTTAAGTCAACAAAAGCCAGGTCTAGTAGAAAAGAGAATAAATAATGGTACAAAGAAATTATTTGAGAGTTTTGAGTCTATTACTGATAATTCCCCTATTCCTACTGATTAGTGCTTGTTCATCATGGCCTAAACTTAGAACAATTGAAATACAAACAGTAGAAGTTGAAAGGGTTATTCCTACGGTAAACAGACCTAGACAGATAAATATGAATGACATAAAATTTTATGTTGTTACTATTGATACTTTTGAAGATTTTAAAATTAGGTTTGAAAAAGATAATGGTCAATTTCTTTTTTATGCAATAAGTGTAAGAGATTATGAAACTCTTGCATTGAATATGGCAGAGATAAAAAGATATATAGAACAACAGAAACAGATTATTATATATTATGAAAAGGCTGTTGCGCCTAAACCAAAAGAAGAAGAAAAGGATAAAAAGTGATGATTATATTAGTAATTTTAGCGATGTTGGTAATTCCGATAGGAATACACATTGGACATCCCGAATATTATGGTGCAATGCAAAATGGGAAAAGTATGATTTCGTGGAAATATGTGGAGGCTGATAATTGTCAATCTGGTCTTAACGAAGATGGGTCTTATACTATTACGGTACTTGACAAAGTTTATTTTAAACAAGTTAATAAAGACGGAACAGTAAGTGAAATATTTTGTGATAAGAAATAAGAAAAGAAGAATCCAAGAAGGAGAATGAATAATAATGAATTTGATATGGTATAACTTATTTTTAGAACATCCTAAGTCTACTAATAATCCTCAAGGATATTGGACGCATGGAATCTTTAGTGTTGTTAGTTCAACTAAGGGATTAGTGTATATGATAGCAGGAATTGTTCATGGTGTATTTCCTTGTGTATTTCCTTTTGCAACATCTTCATGGATTATTAAAACCTTTGTTAAATTAGTAAAATCTGAACGTCATAAAAAAGAATTAGAAAAATATATTTCTTCTGATATACTTCTTGAAATTGAAAATCAAATCCATTAAAAATGATATATTGTAGAAATTGTGGTCATGAATCTCATTGTGGTGTAGTTTTGAAGCATGATGAACCTTGGCCAACTAGTGGTGGATCAAGGCAGGAACTTTATTATAACGAAAAACTAAATGAAGTATGCAAATATTGTCGATGTGAAAAATGTATGCGCCCAGATTGGGGATAGGAGGATAAAATGGCATGTAATAATGAATATTGTCGTAGGCCAGAAGAGTGTGGTTGTGATCCTTGTGAATGTACAGAAGGAACACATGATTGTTTATGTGAGTGTTGTGATTGAAGAATTTTAAGCAGACTAAATAAATTAGATTAATTAGAAAAGGAGAAAATAACATGATAGATTTAACAAGCAAAGTAGGTGGTTGGGTCAAAGGAATCACAGCTATAAGTCTAACACTTGTAACATTAGGAATCGTGTGGCAAGTATTGTTTGGGAGCAATATTCCCTTCATCGGCGGTGGCGGTGGTAGTATTGTAGGTAATATTACTGAAATCGTTGCTGGTTTAGGTGCTGCTGGTCTTGTTGGTTTGATCACTATAGGTATTGTGATTTGGCTGTTTAGACATAACAACGACTAAAAGGAGAAATAAATGTTTGATTGGATTGTAGAAAGAGTTAAAGAGAGAACATCTTGGGACGGCGCTGCTTTAATTGCCGCGGGTGTTCTTTTTCTTGTTTTTGGTTCTTGGGCAGAGTATGTAGCATATGCTGCTATCGTTTGGGGAGCTTGGACAATGTGGACTAAAGAACATTAAATAATATGGCTGAGTTGGAAACAGAGGTTGAGCTTCTTAAAAAAGAGTTGCGTAATCAAAAGAAAATTCATGATCGTTTAGATATTGCGATTGAGAAGTTAACCGATGTTTCCAATTCCATTAATCGTATGCTTGCGGTTCATGAAGAGAAACTTACAAAACAAGAAGAAGCAATTGTCTATGCAGAACAACAAATAGAAGTTCGTAGATCAGAATTATCTAAACAAGTAGATGAACTTCATTCACGAATTACAACCACTACTAAAGAAATTATGACTGCAGCTGCAAATTTTAATGCACAACAAAATAAAGAAATTCAAAGAATAAAAGAAGACCTTATTTCTAGAGTAGGTGTACTGGAAAAATGGAGACATGTTCTTATCGGTGGTGCAATTGTCATTGGATTTATATTACACAGTTATATAAAGTTTATTACATAGGACTATAAATTTTAGTTCATTTTAGTTCTTGACATTTTAGTTGTTATAATGTATGATATAATCTACTATGTCATACATTGATTCAAAATATCTTAATATTCTTAGTCCTCAACTTTTGAAGTTTCAAAAGAAAGGGGATTTTTTATGGAATTTTCGTTGTCCTTATTGTGGAGATTCACAGAAATCTCGTTCTAAGGCAAGAGGATATGTTTATCGTAAGAAAAACGATTTATTTTATAAATGTCATAATTGTGGTATGGGTACTACTCTTGGTAATTTAATAAAGTATATTGACTCTAAAATTCATAAAGACTATATAATGGAGAGATATAGAAGTGGGGTTAAAACCAATAACCCAGAGCCGGAGTTTAAATTTAAATTTGATGTTCCAATTTTTCGTAAAAAGGGTATTTTTGAAAATCTCAAATCTATATCAGATTTATCTAAAGACCATCCCGCCAGAAGAATTATTGGCGAGAGACTTATACCATCAAAGTCATTCTCCGATTTATATTTATGTGAGTCATTTTATAAATTCACGAATTCATTAATACCAAATAAATTTCCTTCCTTGGATGGAGATCACCCAAGATTATTGATACCATTTAGGAATGAAGAAGGAGAAATATTTGCATATCAAGGAAGAGCTTTTGGAAAGGAGCAACCCAAATATTTAACTATCAAACTTAATCAGGATAAAGATAAAATTTATGGTCTTGATAAAATTGATATTAAAAAACATATCTATATTGTTGAAGGTCCACTTGACAGTTTATTTTTAGATAATTGTATTGCAGTAGGTGGAGCAGATTTTAGAAAACCTTTAATGATAAAAGAAAAATGTATTCAGAATGAAGAATTTACAATAATTTTTGATAATGAACCTAGAAATAGAGAAATTGTTAAACACATTAAGAAAACTATAGATCAAGGTTGTAGAATTGTATTATGGCCGGAATCAGTAAAAGAAAAAGATATTAATGATATGATTTTATCAGGAATGTCTAAAGAGAATATAAAAACAATAATTAAAGAAAATACCTTTACTGGTATTGAAGCTAAATTAAAATTTATAGAATGGAAAAAAATAAATGCCTAACAACTATTTACCCACATCATATCAAGAATTTATTTATCTGTCTAGATATTCACGATGGTTGCCAGAAAAAGAACGTAGAGAAACGTGGGACGAAACAATTGCAAGGTATTTTAATTTTTTTACTGAACATCTAAATGAAACACACAAATATAAATTGAGTAAATCTTTAAGGACTGAATTAGAAGAAGCAATATTATCACAAAAAGTTATGCCTTCTATGCGTTGTTTGATGACTGCTGGTGAAGCTCTTAAACGTGAAAATATTGCAGGGTATAATTGTTCTTATGTAGCAGTTGACAAACCAAGTGCTTTTGATGAAATTCTTTATGTTTTAATGAATGGTACTGGTGTAGGATTTAGTGTAGAAAGACAATTTGTTTCTCAACTTCCAACAATAGCAGATGAATTTCATCAAACAGATACAACAATTGTTGTTGCTGACAGTAAACTTGGTTGGGCAAAAGCAATGAAAGAACTTGTGGGTATGTTGTATGTTGGACAGATTCCTCGTTGGGATTTATCTAAGGTTCGTCCTGCTGGGGCAATACTTAAAACTTTTGGTGGTAGAGCATCAGGTCCAGAACCTTTAGAGAGTCTATTTAATTTTTCAGTAACTATATTTCAAAATGCAGCTGGTCGTAAATTATCTTCTATAGAAACACATGACATTATATGTAAGATCGCAGAGATTGTAGTTGTCGGCGGTGTTCGTAGGTCTGCGTTGATTAGTTTATCAAATTTATCTGATGATCGTATGAGGGCTGCTAAAAGTGGTCAATGGTGGAATGAACAAGGTCAACGTGCCCTTGCAAATAATTCTGCATGTTATCAAGAAAAACCAGAGATGGGAATTTTTATGGATGAGTGGAAATCTCTTTATGATTCTAAGTCTGGTGAAAGAGGAATATTTAATAGAATCTCCGCACAAAAGCAAGCTGAAAAAAATGGTAGAAGAGAATCAGAACATCTATTTGGGACCAATCCCTGTTCAGAAATTATATTACGAAATAGAGAATTCTGCAATTTATCAGAGGTTGTTATAAGACCAACTGATACAAAGGAGTCTCTTTTGGAGAAAGTACGACTTGCAACGATTCTGGGCACATTTCAATCTACATTGGTAAACTTTAAATATGTATCTTCTTTGTGGAAAAAGAATTGTGAAGAAGAGCGTTTACTTGGTGTATCACTTACTGGCATTATGGATTGTAAATTGACAAACGGTAAAAGTGCTGGTCTTGAAAAGTTATTAGATGAGTTGCGTGAACAAGCTATTAAGACAAATGAAGAGTTTGCAAAAAAGATAGGTATTAATAAAAGTGTCGCTATAACGTGCGTGAAACCGTCAGGAACGGTCAGTCAGTTAGTTAATGCTGCATCTGGTATTCATGCTCGTCATAATCCTTACTATGTAAGAACAATTCGTGGTGATAAGAAAGACCCTCTTACAAGAATGATGATCCAAGTCATACATCTGTTTTTTCTTTTCCCATGAAAGTAGATCAGGGAGCTGTTTTTCGTGCAGATATGACTGCACTTGAACAATTGGAACTTTGGTTAATTTATCAGAAACATTGGTGTGAACATAAACCTTCTGTTACTATTTCTGTAAAAGAAGATGAATGGTTGGAAGTTGGTGCTTGGGTTTATAAACATTTTGATTATATGTGTGGTGTAAGTTTTCTACCATTTTCAGAACATACATATAAACAAGCGCCATATCAGGATTGCAAGAAGGAAGAGTATGAAATTCTCCTTAATAAAATGCCAAAGAATATAGAGTGGGATAAATTAATAAAATATGAGAAAACTGATATGACTATCGGTGTTCAAGAATTAGCTTGTGCTTCTGGATTCTGTGAGATACAATGAAATTAATCGTATGTGGATCATGCGATGCAGAATTTTCTGTACGACATTTTATGGATGAAATATATTTTGAGATATTGTGTTGTCCTTTTTGTGGAGCAGGACTATCTAACAATTTAGAAGATTTAGAAGATGCGATAGAAGATTGGGATGAAAACGAGTAGTGCAAAGGCTAAGGGTAGAAGATTACAACAATGGTTTCGTGATATCCTTATAGAAAAATTAGAAGTACATCCAGAAGATATAGAAAGTCGTTCTATGGGAGCGGGTGGTGAAGATTTGATCATGGCTCGTGCAGCTAGAAAAAAGTTTCCTTATTCTATAGAGTGCAAAAATCAAGAGAGTGTTAACGTCTGGAAAGCATACGAACAAGCAGAAGAAAATTCTGGTGATTATGAACCAATTGTGGTTCTGAAACGCAATAACGCAAAACCCCTTGTTTTGGTTGATGCAGAATATTTTGTGAAATTACATGATGATAAACTTTGAATTTATAGATAGACAGAAACTTTATGATTCTTTAAAAATTAATGAAGACATTAAAGTTAAAAAAATAAATTATGGAGATTTTTCATACCTATGTGTTGAAAATTTTCTCAAGACTCCAGAAAAAGCTATAGAACTTTTATCAAAATATCCCGCTATAGATGGTGGAGTATATACGCCAGGAGCAAGACAAAATCTAACACCTATGGATTTAGTTCCTATTTTACAGGCATATAAAACAATAATGGCAACTGTTGGTGTAGAAATTGATCCAACACATTTTATAACATCATCTAACATTGTATGGAAAGACGTTAAGGTATGGAAAAATTCTTGGATGCCACATACAGATTTTGATTTAGTTTGTAATTTGTGGTTATGTAATTATGAAGGTGGAACTGCAATTTACAAATATAGAGGATTTCTTAATCAAAAAGATATAACACCCAAACCGCAAGGACACGATGAAAACAATCTTGTTCCTTGGCAAAATTTTGAAGGTGATGATGATTGGGAATTGTATTATATTATTCCTTCAGAATTTAATACAGTTGCAATATATGACGGAACAAATTTTCATGGCACATATGCCAATTTTAATGAAGAATATCGTTATTCATTAATATCATTTTATCATTCAAACAGGAAATTTTAATGATAAATTGGATTAATGGTATTAAACTCCACCGTAACTGATATATTATAAATAGTTTTACTATTCGAGATTATAAAATCCCGAATCTCTTTGGAGTTGCTGATGGAAGCACTTAAATTAATTGCTGACCTAGGCTTTTCCATCGCAGCTGCTCTTGCTGGCGGATTCTTTATTGTTCTACTTTTAAAATATATTCTTGATTCAATTGTCAGTAAGACCGTGTATCTTAACAATATGATTTCTTCTTTGGATAATAGAGTTAAAACTATTAATAATGAAATAGTGAGACTTGATGCTCTTGTATGTCATGCTTTAGAAATTAGACCTGATACTCGTAGAATATCTGCTGCAGATGGAAAAGAAGATGCTAGAAAAGATTAATAATGAGTAGCATTGTAGATATAGTTAATCAATATGGTGTACCCACAGTTGCTGCTATGGGTATGGCATATTTTATCTATTATATTTGGAAATTTGTTACAGTAAAAATACTTCCAAGTTTAAGTAAAGCCATTGGTACATTGATAAAATTAATAGATAGGGTGAGAATGTTAGATAATGATATGATCAGACTAGATCAAAAAATTAATACTATAATAGAAATTCATGAAAAACAAAAACGAAAAAAATAATATAACACTTGACAAACCCTTCTTTTTGTTGTATAGTATATAATATGACAAACAACATGGATAAATATTAATATGGATATGATTTTACATACAACACTGGCGTTGGGATGCATCTTCGGTTCTTACTATCTTGGGAGAATTTTAGCTGCAAAAGAATGTATTGATCCTATTGCAACAAAACTTTTAGAAAAACTTGAAAATGATGGATTTATTCACACCGTCACTGATAAGGATGGTGATAAAGAACTTATTCCTGTTTCTGAATTGATCGCTGAAGCGTTGCGAGAAACAAAATCTCAAAATATTACTTGACAAAGTTTCTTCAGTCTGATATAATATATAATATGATGAAAAATGAAAATAACTTTTTTACTGGGTTGAAAGTCGAAGTCCGTAATAATAATGTGGACCAAGCAATACGAATTCTCAAGAAAAAATTGCAACAAGATGGATTGTTCAATGAATTAAGAGAACGAGAACATTATGTATCAAAAGGCGAAAAACGCAGACACGCTAAAGCTGCAGCAATTCGTAGATATAAAAAAGAACAACAAAAACGTATGGAAGAATTGGATTTCTAATGGTAAAACGTAAAATTATATCTGAAACTGATAATAGTAATTGGCAAGCACCTAAGAAACGCAAACCACGCAAACCTATGAGTGAGGAACAGCGTGCTGCAGCTGCAACACGTTTGGAAAAAGTGAGGGAAAAACGTAAAGCTAAAAATCCTGATTATGGTTTGAGTGGCGTTCATGAAAGTATTCGTGATTTGCCGGATGAACATCCAGTTGCTCCTAAAAAAGTTAAACAATGGATTAATACACAAAAAGAACTTGCGGCCTCTGAACGTAGTGCTGTAAGACAAAAGATAAAAGGTGCTCTTGCAAAACAATTATATCATGAAGGATATATAAAACATATGCAAACGTATCTTAGAACTGGTGATTGGATTGATATTTTTTATGGAGAACATCAACAAAATAAAATTCGTTGGAGTTGTTATTCTTTAGCATATGATGAGGATGGTGATCCAAAAAGAAATGTAGGAGTTTTTTATCCAGATATGGGCTGCGTATATACACAAGAAATGTTTAATGAAAGTAAAGGTATTTTTAATGACCGACCAAGAAAACAAAGAACCAAGCGCAGAAATAATTGAGGGTCCGTGGTCAAAAACAAAAAGAAAAGTTCAACTTCCTGACCCAGATGCACTTGAACTTCAAGAAAATATAGCCTTTGCTGAAGAATTGACGCGAACTGTTATTGTTCAAATGATTCATACTCTAGGTGAAAATAAACTTGATGTTGGTGAAAAAGATTTTATTCGTGATGTAGGACTTTTAATTGAATTTGTAAAAGGAACTATATATAGAAGTATGGGACTTCCTCATCTAACGCAAAAAATATTTGAAAGTTTTGTAGAAGTTACAGTTGATCCTGACAATAATATTCATAGTGAAGTTGATTTAGAGTTATTAATGAAATTTTTTAAATTATGCAAAGAAAATAATAATGACGGAGGATGATAAAAAATTACCGATAGACTCTAGGTTTATTTCTGGCGACTCTGGTGATATATATAATGGCCGTCAATTTTTTATGCCATTTAGTCCTATAATTATGCAATCAACAGTTTCCAAAAAATTTATAGACATTATCAATAGAGTTGGTGATGATGTATTAAATGATGATAAAAAGAGCGAACAATGGGATTGGTCAAACAATCTTGTTGGTAAGGTTCATAAAGAAATTCAAATTCCAATATCAAATAAAGAAGAAAAAAAATATTTAGCAAATATTATGAAACAGGCTTGTTTGGATTTTCTTAATTATAGTATAAAAAAACACCGAGCATATGCTTGGAATAAATTGGTTGCTGGTCAAGAAATGATTGATGGCAAAAAAATTGAAAAACCAACACTAAAAAATATACACTTAACTCAAAGTTGGATGGTTAGTCAATATGCAGGGGATTATAATCCTTGGCACAAACATAGTGGAAATTTCTCAGGAGTTGTATATCTTAAACTTCCTAAAGATATGGATAAAGAAATTATGGAAGATTATCAAGATCATTATCCTTCAAATGGTTTAATTGAATTTATGTATGGAGAGTCTTGTGATTTCAGAAGTGATTCTCTTAAATTTAATCCAAAAGTTGGTAAATTTTTCTTATTTCCATCATATCTAAAACACTTTGTATATCCTTTTCATGTTAAAGGTGAAAGAAGGAGTATGAGTTTTAATGCTCATATGGTGGTTGAATAATGATTTTAGTTGATATGAATCAGATTGCTATGGCAAGCATAATGATGCATTTGCATATGAATAAGTCAGACTCTACAGTTGCCGTAGAAATTGATGAGAAGATGGTGAGACATATGATTCTCAATTCTCTTCGTATGTATCGTACACGATTTTCATCAGAGTTTGGTGAATTAGTTTTATGTTATGACTCCAAACATTATTGGAGGCGTGATTATTTTCCACAATATAAATTTGGAAGAAAAAAGAGTAGAGAAAAATCTGACCATGATTGGACGGCAATTTTTTCTTGTCTTAACCAAATAAAAGATGAATTTAAAGAAAATATGCCTTATAAGTTTTTAGAGGTATATGGTGCCGAGGCTGATGATATTATAGGAACACTTTGTTCAGAATATTCAGATGAGATAATGATACTTTCTGGAGATAAAGATTTTATTCAACTTCAAAAATATCCTAATGTAAATCAATATAGTCCAATTACTAAAAATATGATAAATGGTAAAAGTCCTGATAATTTTCTTAAAGAACATATTTTCAGAGGTGATACCAGTGATGGAATTCCTAATGTATTATCTCCCGACAATACATTCACAGAGGGATTACGACAAAAACCTTTAGGTAAAAAGAAAATTTCATCATGGATAGAACATCATTTTGAAGATGTTGCTCCAAATGATGAAGTAAAAAGAAACTATCAAAGAAATCGTAAATTGATTGATTTGACATATACACCTAAAGAACTTTCTATGGAGATAATAAATACATATAAAGAAGCTCCATGTAATGATCGTAGCAAACTACTAAACTATTTTATACAAAAGAGATTAAAGAATCTCACTGAATCTATAGGAGAATTTTAAAATGGATTTACTAATATCAGAAATCTTGGAAAAGGTTTCAAAAGTCAAGACTAAGCAGGAGAAGGTTGAACTTCTACGAAAATATGATCACGATGCATTGCGAATGGTGATTAAATCTTCTTTTGATCCGAAAATTGAATGGGCTCTACCTAAAGGAGAGGTTCCATATGTTCGTAATGATGCACCAGAAGGAACAGAACATACTTCTCTTTCATATGAATCTCGTAAGTTGTATCATTTTATTCGTGGTGGTGATAATCTGATCAATCAGAACAAACGAGAAACAATGTTTGTTCAGTTGTTGGAAGGTTTACATGAGAGTGAAGCAGCGATTCTTGTCTCTGCAAAAGACAAGAAATTGCATCAGTTGTACAAAGGACTCTCTGCCCCAGTGGTTAAGGAGGCCTTCAACTGGAATGACGAATTTATGATTATTGATGATGATCATCATGTTTATCCTCAATCTAGTCGGTCAGCCTCAGGTATCGCTGGATAAGTTATTGATATTATTGACTTTTTTGAAAATCGTTTAGAATCAATGACTTAGAAGATTTTTGAACTTTTTTTTCAAAATCGTTTAGAATCAATGACTTAGACATTAAGAAAGTTGTTGACAAAACCTGTTCCATATGTTAGAATAAGACATAATCGGAAAAGGAAAGAAATGACTGTTTATGTAACTAAGACTGCGAATACTATTGCTGGTGGTATTGCTCATATGATTGAGGGTGCCAATGAGGACTACAATTCATGGTGTCCCAATGAGGGTATGGTCACAAAATTTGTCGATGAGTGGGTTGTCAAGCCTGGTTCCAAGTACATCAAGATTATGTCGAATAATGGTGGTTCTGCTTGGGGATTTATTGTCAAAACTGATACTGACAAGAAGTTCAAGAAGGGCGACATTTTGAAGTGTGCTGGTTGGTCTGCTCCTGCTCGGAATAAGGCTCGGGGCAATGTTCTTGACGGTGGTTATCCTATTAATTGGACGGGGCCGTTGTATCTTTAATGCTTATACACGTTAAAGGTTCCAACAAACTGAATCGTAAGATAATAAAACTCGCAGCGAGGTGGTATGCTGAGAAGTTGATGGGGAAGAGACTCATCGCTGGTTTGGAAATTGAGATTAACTTCAGTAAAACTCTGCTTAATAAAGATGGTAACGAAGGAACTGCAATTTGGGAAGACGACAAACGCCGACCCAAAGAATTTACTATCACTTTAGATGCGACCTGTACTATTCGTAATATTCTTATCACTCTCGCACATGAGATGGTTCATATCAAACAATGGGCGAAGGGTGAAATGTACGAGTATACGGTGCCGGATATGATTCGTTTTAATAAGACCAAGTTTAATATGGCTGATATCAACTATTGGGACTATCCTTGGGAAATAGAAGCTTTTGGTCGTCAACTAGGTTTGTTTGTTCGGTTTTGTGAAGCTCAGGGCATATCAGATCATAAAGATATGTACGAGCCTGCATGATGACAGATAAAATGCAAGATTTAGAACAACATATTGTGGAATGTTGGCAGTTGGTAGATGAGGTTAAATTGTTGTATGAACAAGTTATGGATAAGGATTTGCATAAAGATCAAGATAAATTAACAAATGCTTTGATTGGATTACACACAATATACGGAATGAAGTTTGAACGAGCGTTTAATACTTATGAAGAAGTTCTAGCACAACACTATATGAAGATGCATAATGACATTTAAAATTAGACTAGGTGGAACAAGCGAATTTGTTTCTGATATTGACCCTACATGGGCCCGGGCATCCCCGCCGGGTAAGGTTGAGTTTGTTAAAGGATGGGATAATCCTTCCGCTTTGATTTTTGAAACTATGGAAGATGCCCAAGAGGCTAAACGGGAAATTTTGGATATTGAAGGGTTTCATACTTCAATTGAATCTGTGATGTAAGGAGTTAAATAATGTGGGAATTAAAAACATATAAAATGAGAAAAGGAGATTATGCTTCAGTTTGGGAGAAAGAGTTGAGAATAAATCCAATGGCAATGAATGCTGTTAAGCAACGCATAGATTATATCTATACTTCCGGCCAGATGGAAGATAAGTTTGATTTGTCATTGAATAGAGATCGTCAATTGATCGGGTATAATTATTTAATATGGAAGAAGGCGTAAAATATTATGGGTAAAGTGAAAAACTGGATGATGGATATTGAGGAGTTCTGTGACGGACTCTTTTATGGTGGTGACTCTGAGTACACTGTCGAAGAAGCAGCTGATCTCGTAGAATCAAAATTTCATTCCAAGATGGCTGGAGATCATGCCAAGGAATATATTGAAAAAACATTGGCTGAAATATGAGTTTTGATTTATTTCTTTCAATGGTAGTTGCAACATTTTTGGGTGCAACTCCTGTTAATACTGCTAATGCAGAAACGGTTACACCTATAGTTAAGCCAGATCGTTCAGCACAATGTCTTGCATACAATATGTATCATGAAGCAAGAAGTCAAGGAACTGCTGGTATCTATGCTGTCTCAGCGGTGGTGTTAAACCGCGTCAATGATCGTAGATTTCCTAATACTGTTTGTGAGGTTGTTGAACAGGGCCCTACTAGAGAAAGTTGGAAAACAAAAAAGCATAAGGATTTAGACCCAGAAG